CTGCGCCTCAAGGCGATCGAGCGCGAGGAGGCGGTCGAGAGGGCGCTGTCCACGCGGCTCATCCCGGACCGCACGGAGAAGATCGACCAGCCGCGCGGCCCCGAGGTGATGATCCGGACCGAGCCGTACGAGGACACCAACCAGCGGGAGCTGGTGCGGTCGCTGTGGAACCACAGCTCGTACGACGAGAAGGACACGGTCTCCCGCGCGCTGACGGCGGTCGAGAAGGCGCCGCGGCACGTGGACGACGCCGGCAAGGAGCGGATGTACGACCTGCTCCACATGGACAACCGGCACGCGCCGCTGATCGCGCGGCACATGCTGCTGACCGGGTCCGAGCAGTACCACAAGGAGTTTCAGGAATACGTCGCGTCCCGTGGCACGTACATCGGTGAAGCGATGCGTGCCGCGATGTCCCTCACGGACGCGCAGGGCGGCTATCTGGTGCCGTTCACGCTGGACCCGACGATCGTCCTGACCAACGCGGGTACGGCGAACCCGTTCCGGCAGATCTCGACGATCAAGACGATCGCGACCGACACGTGGAACGGTGTCACCTCTGCGGGTGTCACCGCTGAGTGGACGGCAGAAGGCACTGAGGCCGCGGACGCGTCCCCGACGTTCACTCAGCCGACGATCACCCCGAAGAAGGCCGACGCGTGGGTGTTCGGCTCCTACGAGGTCCTCGCAGACTCCGGGTTCGCCTCGGAGTTGGGGCGGCTGCTGGCGGACGCGAAGGACCGGCTGGAGTCGGCGGCGTTCGCCGTCGCCAACACCGGCGCCACCATCCCCCGTGGTGTCGTCGCCGCGGTCGCCGCGGTCACGGCGTCGATCGTCACCTCGGCCGCCACGGGCGCGTTCGCGGTCGGCGACGTCTACAACACCTCCGACGCGCTGCGCCCGCGCGACGCCGCACAGGCCACGTGGATCGCCAACAAGAAGATCTTCAGCCTGACCCGGCGGTTCGACACGGCGGGCGGTTCGAGCTTCTGGGCCAACCTCGGCATGGGCATCCCGAACCAGCTGCTGGGCCAGCCGACGTACGAGGCGTCCGCGATGGGCGGTGTCGTGACCACGGGCGCGAACGTGCTGCTCGCGGGCAACTTCTCCGAGTACTACATCGTGGACCGGGTCGGGATGGCGGTCATGTACGACCCGATCGTGAAGGGCACCAACGGTCGCCCGACCGGTCAGGGCGGTTGGTTCGCGTTCTGGCGTGTTGGCGCGGACGTGGTCGACCCGGCCGCGTTCCGGCTGCTTCAGCTCAACCAGGTCGCCGCGGCGACCGCGCTGGGCTGACGGAGATCGCCATGGCGATGTCGAACGCTCAGATGCATGGCCAGCAGCCGCCGGTTGCTGGTGTCTCGATGGAGGCCGACGGCCAGGTCGAGAACGCGCCGGTGGACATGTCCTCGGCGTGCGAGATGGCGCAGTCCAACTCGGAAGGTCACTACGCGCGCAACGCCGCCCAGATCGGCATGCGCGTCAACACGAGCGGCACGTAGCCGTCTCGACGCCCTCCAGTCGCTCTGGAGGGAAGAAAGCCCCCGATCAACTGGGTATCGGGGGCTTTCGCCTACCCAGGAAAGGAAGATCCGTTGGCAGACCGAAGTAAGCCCAAGCGGCCAGAGTACGTGCTCACCTGGATCCCGAAGGAGGGTGACCCTGTCGAGGTTCCACTCAACAGGGGTACGACCTTCCTCGGTGAGAAGGGGAAGTTCGAACTCAGCTACAGGTTTCATCCAGCTTTCTTTGGGATCCCGGGCAAGACGTTCGAGGTCGAGCAGTGAGCCGGCCCGCGACCGAGAAGGTCGTCGTCGCCTACCTCACGCCCGGCCTGATCCACAGCGGGTTCGCCGAGTCCCTCCTGGACATGCTCGTCCACGATGTGGCGTTCAACAAGCGAATCGTCGACGGCGGCGGTCGGATGGCGCTCCAGGCCGGCGCGAATCTGTCGGCGCCCCGCAACTCGCTGGTTCGAAAGTTCCTGGCGTACGGCAAGGCCGACTGGATGCTCATGCTCGACTCCGACATGACCTTCCAGCCTGACCTCATGGAACGGCTACTGGAGTTCGCCGACCCGGAGACAGCACCGATCGTCGGTGGCCTGTGCTTCGGGTTCGACGACAAGGCCAACATCCAACCGACCCTGTTCGGGCTTGTCGGCGACGAGTCCAACCCACAGGTGATCCGGTACCACGAGTGGCCACCGGACAGCATGTTCCAGGTCGCCGCGACCGGCACCGCGTGCCTGCTGATCCACAAGAGCGTGTTCGAACGCGTCCGGGACGTCCAGCTCCCCAACCGAGGTGGCCGGCCGGGGTTCAACGACGCGTTCCCCTGGTTCCAGGAGACCGACCACGACGGCGGCCCCGTGTCAGAGGACATCACATTCTGCTGGCGCGTCGGGCTGCTCGGTATCCCGATCTTCGTCAACACCGCCGTTCAACTCGGACACATCAAGGACCGCGAGCTGACGATGGACGCCTACTTCGCCCAGCGGGGCATGTTGGGCGATTCGTCGGTCGCGGCCATGCTGCATCAGGAGGCGCAGGCATGAGCACCGTCAAGGCCATCTACAGCGGGTTCGTCGGTCACGAGGGCGTTCCTGTGCTGCTGAACGACGGCGACGACTACGACGTGGAGCACCCGCTGGTGCAGGCTCGGCCGGAGTTGTTCACGGAGCCGCCGACGCGCCGTCAGGTGAAGCAGCAGCAACAGGCGATCGTGAAGAAGGCGACGGATGGCTGATCTCGTTGTCATCGTTCCGTCGCGCGGTCGACCAGAGGCAGCGCGGAGCCTGGCTGACGCGTTCCAGCAGACATGCACGGCCGACACGGAGCTGGTGTTTGCCGTGGACGACGATGACGAGACGCTGGAGCGGTATTCAGAGCTGGCGGCGACACCGGTAGGCCCTGGTGTGACGCTGGCCCGACTCTTCCCGCGCGTGAGCGTCTGCGTGGTCGACAACCCGACGAACATGGTCCGCGCGCTCAACGGGGCTGCCACCTTCGCCGCCCGGTTCGTCTATCCGGCTCCATTCGCCATTGGGTTCATGGGCGATGACCACCTACCGCGCACGTACGGCTGGGACACGGCCTACCTCACCGCACTGCGCGACCTGGGCACCGGCATCGTCTACGGCGACGACCTCCTGCAGCGGCGCCGGCTGCCGACGCAATGCGCCATGACCGCGGACATCGTTCAGGCGCTCGGCTACATGGCCCCACCCGCACTGACGCACCTCTACGTGGACAACTTCTGGCTGTCCATCGGCGAGCAAGCCCAGTGCATCCGATATCTGCCGGACGTCGTAGTCGAGCACCGCCACCCGGTCGCCGGGAAGGCCCAGTGGGACGAGGGCTACAAGCGGGTCAACGACGGCAGCATGTATGCCAAGGACTCCGCCGCGTTCGCCGAGTACTGCCACACAACGCTCGCTGAGGATGTGGCCAAGGTCCAGGCGCTGCGAGGCGCCCATGTCTGACCGGGTTCGTCTTCGGCCGGCGCACGATGAGGCGTCGCTGGCGCGGATCTACGCGCGGCCGCACAACCACACCAAATGGCTCGACCACAAGGTCAGGGTCGCGGTCACCGCGCAGTTCACCGACGTGCTAGCTGGGCAGGTTGAGACCGCGGCCGACTTGTCCTGTGGAGACGGGACGATCCTCAACGCGCTCAACGCGAAGGCGAAGTACTTCGGCGACTACGCGCCCGGCTACGCGTTGACAGGGATGATCGACGACACGATCGAACAGATCCCCGTCGTGGACCTGTTCATCTGCTGCGAAACGATTGAACACCTCGACGACCCGGATGCGACGCTGGCCAGGATCCGAAGCAAGGCGAAGACCCTCGTCCTATCAACACCTGTGGACGCCTTTGGGGACACCAACCCCGAGCACTACTGGGCTTTCTCTCGCGACGGGGTGGAGCGGATGCTGGCCGATGCGGGTTTCACGGTCCTGTTCTATACGGCAATTGACTGCCGTCCAGCTCGGGGCGAATACCAGTTCGGCGTCTGGTACTGCCGATGAGGGCGCTCATCACCGGTGCCGCTGGGTTCGTTGGGCGCCACATCGACGCAGAGCTCCAGTCTCGCGGCTGGGAGACGGCCCCAGTCGACATCCGGGCTACGTCGGAGTCGCTGCCGTACGACGCGTTGGACGTGTTCCGGTGGGAGACCGAGGTGTACGACCTCGTGGTCCACTGCGCCTACCACGTGGGCGGCCGGGCCGCGATCGACGGCGAACCGCGACTCCTGGCCCGCAATCTCGAACTCGACAGCTCGATGTTCGACTGGGCCGTCCGGACCGGACAGCAGCGCGTGCTGTACTTCTCCAGCTCAGCGGCGTACCCGATCGGGGTGCAGACCGAGGCATCTCGCCGTCGACTCCACGAGTCCGTGATCGCCCCCGACGAGCAGTGGGTCATCGGCCGGCGGGACGCCCGATATGGCTGGGCAAAGCTCACCGGCGAGCGGTTGGCCCAGGCCGCACGCGAGTCCGGTCTTCCGGTGACCGTGGTCCGGCCGTTCTCCGGCTACGGCGAGGACCAGGACGACACTTACCCGTTCCGGGCGATGGTGGAGCGAGCGAAGCGCCGCGAGGACCCGTTCGTCGTGTGGGGCCCGGGAACGCAGGTCAGGGATTGGGTCCACATAGACGATGTCGTGGCCGGCGCACTCGCGGTCGTCGAGTCCGGCACTGACGAGCCCGTGAATCTGTGCACTGGCATCGGCACCTCGATGCTGGCGCTGGCCGAGCTGTGCTGCAAGGAAGCTGGATACCGCCCGGAGATCACCCCCTTGCCGGACAAGCCGACCGGCGTCGCGTACCGAGTTGGCGACCCGACGCGGTTCCACCAGTACTGGACTCCCAAGGTCACGCTCGAAGAGGGCGTCCGTCGCGCGCTGGAGGTGACTTCGTGATCACCGTGGTGACCGCAACGATCCCCAGCCGTGAGCAGCTGCTCGCCGAGTGCCATGCCACCGTTGAGGCCCTCGGTTTGTCGCACCTGATAGAGATCGACGTGGACCGTGAAGGTCCGGCGGCGGTCCGGAATCGGCTGGTGGAGCAGGTCACCACGGAGTGGGTGCTGTTCCTCGACGACGACGACCTGCTGTACCCGAACTACTTCGGCACGGTCCTGCCGTACCTGCCCACAGCGGACGTGGTCTACACGGCCTGGGACCTCACCGGCGCAGAAGACCCGCAGCCGGAAGCCTGGTTCGACCCGATCGTCCTGCGACATCACAACACGATCCCGGTCACGGCGTGCGTTCGTACCTCGATGTTCCGCAAGGTCGGCGGGTTCCCCGAGGGCGAGGACCTGGAGGACTACGCGCTCTGGCTGAAGCTACTCGATGTCGGCGCGCGGTTCGCCTACATCCCTGTGATCGCGTGGCACTACCGCCGGCAGCCGGGGTCCCGCACGGAAATGGTGGCCTGACATGGCACTCGGCGACCCGTACGCCTCGCTGGCGGCCCTCAAGGAACGTCTCAGTGTGGACAACAACGCCCACGACGCACGGCTCACAACAGCGCTGCTGGTCGCGTCGCGTGGCGTAGACACGTTCTGTGGCCGGCAGTTCAACCTGGCGACCGGCAGCGCGACGGCTCGAAAGTACAGGCCCGACAGTCATCAGCTGTGCATCGTGGACGACTTCGTCAGCATCAGTAGCCTCGCCGTCGACGAGAGCAACACCGGCACGTTCAGTACGGTCTGGTCGGCGACCGACTACGAGCTGTACCCGCTGAACGGCATTGTCGACGGTGAACCTGGCTGGCCGTACTGGCGTATCGGAGCCACGCTCCAGCAGGGGCGACGGTTCCCCTGTTACAACCGGGCGACCGTGCAGGCCGTCTGCCAGTGGGGCTGGGCGGCGTACCCGGCCGCCGTGCCAGAGGCGACACTGATCGTGGCCGAGGAGATCGCCAGTCTCAAGGACGCCCCCTTCGGGGTGGGTGGGTACGGCGACTTCGGCGTGATCAAGGTCCGCGACAACCCCTTCGCGTCGCGGATGCTGAAGAAGTACCAGCGCAACGCCGTGCTGGTGGCCTGATGACCACGGTCTTCGGAATCATCGGTGCCATCGCCGATCGGTTGCGCACGCTCGACGGGATGACGGTGTACACCGAGCCGCCCGGGACTGTCACCACGCCCGCCGTAATCCTGTCGCTGGGTGGGATCGAATACGACACGACGATGTCCCGGGGCAGCGATGACGTGACGGTCGTGGCTGAGCTGTTCGTGACGGCCGGCCCCCAGGGGGCCGAGAACCTGTACTCCTACCTGGATGGCCAGGGTCCGAACTCGCTGAAGGAGCTGTTCGAGTCGGACACGACACTTGACGGTCTCGTGCACGACTGTGCGCTGTCATCGGTGGGCAGCGCGGACCGAGCTGGGGTGTCGAAGCCCGAGTACCTGCACATCGACCTCACGTTCACCGTGATGACGGTGCTCGGATGAGAATCCTTGCCGCACACCCGGGCCCGAACTTCTCGGTGCACGACGTCTACGTGGGTTGGGTGGAGGCGCTTCGTCAGCTCGGCGTGCATGTCTTGGAGTTCGACCTCTCGACACGGCTGACCTTCTACGACTCCGCGCTGATGGAGCGGGACGGCGAAGTCCGCAAGGCACTCTCGCCAGAAGCGGCCACCCGTGTCGCGGTCGGCGGGATCTACTCGGCGCTGTACCAGGCGCACGCCGACGTGCTCCTCGCCGTGAGCGGGTTCTTCTACGACGGCTTGCTACTGGAGAAGGTCCGAGCGCACGGGACGAAGGTCGTGCTGTTGCACACCGAGAGCCCCTATGAGGACGGCCGACAGCTGGAGATCGCGCAGCACGCCGACCTCAACCTGATCAACGACCCGACCAACCTCGAACAGTTCCGTGCGGTCGCTCCAACCAAGTACGTACCGCACAGCTACCGGCCGCACATCCACTGTCCAGGCCCGGTTGACCCGAAGCTCAACGCCGACTTGGCGTTCGTTGGCACCGGCTACCCGTCCCGGGTCGCTTACCTAGAGCAGATGGACCTGACTGGCCTGGATGTCCTACTCGCCGGTAACTGGCAGGCGCTCACTGAGGACTCGCCGCTGCGGCCGTACGTTGCGCACGAACCGGCCGAGTGTCTCGACAACGAACAGACCGTCCATGTGTACCGGTCGGCCAAGGTCGGGTTGAACCTGTATCGGCGTGAGGCCGAGGCGGCGCACCTGGCTGCCGGTTGGGCGATGGGGCCTCGCGAGGTAGAGCTCGCCGCGTGCGGAGCTTTCTTCCTGCGCGACTCACGCCCCGAGGGTGACGAGGTGCTCTCGATGCTTCCGACGGTCACCGATCCCGGTGACGCATCGGAGAAGTTGCGGTACTGGCTGGCCCGGCCGGCTGGACGTCAGGAGATCGCAGCGAAGGCCCGCGAGGCGATCGCGGACCGGACCTTCCAGAACCGAGCGGCGGAGCTGCTGCGGTGGCTCGACAAGGAGTGAACTGATGGGACGCATTGGCGGCCGTAACGGACGCATCTACATGGGCATCGCCAGCAGTGCGGCCACGGCCGAGCCGTTGCCGTTCCAGGCGAAATGGAAGCTGGACGCCCAGACCGACAAGATCGACGTCACCGCGATGGGCGACTCCGGCAAGGTGTACGTGGCCGGCCTCCCGGACGCGAGCGGCGACTTCAGCGGCTTCTACGACGACGCCACTGCGCTGACGTACACCGCCGCGACGGACGGGCAGCCGCGGAAGTTCTACCTCTATCCCAGCACGTTGACCACCACGCAGTACTGGTTCGGCACCGTGCTGCCGGACTTCAGCGTGAACGGCGACGTCGGCGGCGCGGTTGAGGTGGCGGCGTCGTGGGCGGCGGCCTCGCCGATCATCAAGGTGGGGTAAGTGCGCGTCCGCGTCCAGGGGGACGAGCAACTCCGCCGCCTGGCCGAGAAGTTGCGCGAGCATGGGGACGAGGGGCTCAAGAAGGAGCTCCGCAGCGGCTTGACCAAAGTCGCCCGACCCCTCGTCAAGAACGTTCGCAAGTCCGCGCTCTCTCGGCTGCCCAAGAAGGGCGGCCTTGGTAGGCGTGTGGCGAGAAGCAAGATCACGACGTCCGCGCGCACGACGGGCAACTCCACAGGCGTCACCATCGTCGGCCGGTCGGGGTACGACATCAGCTCCATCAACCGCGGTCGCGTGCGGCACCTGTCCTTCGGGCATCTGCCGTGGCACAACCAGAGCGTCCGCCCGGGCTTCTGGACCGACCCGCTCAACGAGGCGGCCGGCCCTGTTCGACGCGAACTCCAGCAGGTCATGGACGACGTCGCCGCGAAGATCACCAGTTAGGAGGATCGCTTGGCCACCTTCAAGTACGAGGACGTCGACTACGAGTTCGCCGACCCGGACTCGTGGACCACCCTGGAGTGCATCAAGCTCGAAGCCCACACGGGCAAGAAGCCGAGGGAGATCATTCAGGAGTTCCTGCAGTGGGACGCTATCGGTGTCCACAGTTTCGCGTGGGTCTCGCTTCGTAGGGCGGGCGTGGATGTCGCCTGGGACGAGCTGCAACTCCCGCTCGCCGCCACCCTGATGTCCCTTCGCGGAGAACCTGTCACGGAGCCGCCGGACCCTTCGACGGCGTCCACGGCCAAGCCGAAGGCCGCACGACGGACGCGATCCGCCCCTGCTCGATCGCCGAAGAAGTAGCGGCCTACAAGCCGGTCTTCTTCTCGTTCTATCAGATACGCCCGTCCCAAGTGGACAAGATGACCATCGAGGACTACTGGATGGTCAAGGCGAACGCCGACTCCAAGCTCGACACCCTGTACGACCAGGACAGGTGAGGAGGCGACGTGGCTGACGGCAAAACCCTCATCTTCCGCCTGTTGGGCGTGGACGACGCTTCTCCCGCGTTCAAGAAGCTCGCCAAGTCGGCGGAGGAGACCAGCAACAAGCTGGGAACGTTCGGCAAGACGTCCGCCAAGATCTTGGCGGGGTTCGCGGGTGGCGCACTGGCGTCGGGCGCCGCCGTCACGGGAAGCCTCGCAGCGGTGGGTATCGCGACGGGTGCCATAGCCGGGGTCATCCTCCACAACAACGACAAGATCTCGGCCGCTGCCGGCAGTCTGTGGAACGATCTGGAGCAGCAGGCAAAACAGGGCGCCGCACCGCTGGCCCAGCCGATCACCGACGCGATCAACAAGATCCACGGCACCATTATCGACATCGGGCCCCAGATTGGGGAACTGTTCTCCGCCGGAGCGCCCGCAGTCGAGCACTTCGCTGGCGGCCTCGACCAGCTCGTCCGCAACGTCATGCCCGGACTCGTGACGGGGGCCAAGAACAGTGAGGCGGCGTTCAGGGGCCTGGAGTCCTTCATGGGCGATGCCGGCAAGGGGGTCGGCGACTTCTTTACGAACGCGTCGAAGTCGGCCGAGTCGGCGGGGAAGATCTTCGAGAGCACCGGGCACATCATCCGCGACATCGGCGGGTTCGCAGGCTCCCTACTCTCCGAGCTGGCAGATTCGGGCGCCCCGGCCATCCACGACCTCGAAGGCTTCCTGTCCAAGCTGGAGCAGACCGTCCTTTCGCTTGGACAGGGTGCGTTCCCGGTCCTGTCGACGAGCGTGTCCGGCTTCCTTGCTGTGGGCTCTGGGATCCTGACTATCCTCAACGGAATCGCTCCGATCCTCGGGCCGTTGATCGGCCAGATCACCACCTTCGGTGTGGTGCTCAAGGGCGTCGACGCGATCACCTTCGGTGGCGTGGGCGCGTCGTGGGCCAAGCTGAAGGACGACATCGGCAAGGCGGAAGGCTTCGCCGGCAAGGCCAAGACGGCTATCGGCGGTCTTGGCGCGGGTCTGGGCCCGCTGGGGATCGTGGCCGGTATCGCGACGCTCGCACTGGAGGGGCTCGGCGAGGAACAGCAGAAGGCGGCAGCGGAGGCGGCAGCGCATGAAAGCCGCATCCAGAGCCTGTCGGACGCACTCCGGGAGAGTGGCGGCGCGATCGACGCCAACGTCCGAGCGCTGGCGACCAAGAGCCTTGCGGACGCGAAAGTCGGTGACACTGGGAAGAAAGTCCTCCAGGTCGCCCGCGAGGCCGGCATCAACCTGTCCACCCTGACCGATGCATACCTCGGCAACGGCGAAGCCGTCAAGATCGTCAACGACCAGCTAGACCAGTGGATCCAGTTTCAGAACCAAGGCCGCGAGGCAGATGCCCTCGGTGCTACTGGCGAGAACCAGGCGTCCGAGGAGGCCAGGAAGCTCAAGGATGTCCTTCCGGGGTTGAACGGGGAATATGCCACCTCGGCTCAGCGGGCGAAAGACTTGGCGGCGGCCCAGGGGGGACAGGCCGAAGCGTCGAGGAAGGCGGCCGAAGCACTGAAGGCGTTGCAGGACCAAATGGACGCGATGGTCAACAAGGACCTGGCCTATCGCAATGCGGTCGACGCGACGAAGGACGCCCAGAAGGGGCTGGCCGATGCCCAGAAGAACGCCGCCGATGTACTGAAGACACACAAGCAGGGCAGCGAAGAGTATGCCGCCGCCCTCAGGGGTGTCGGTGACGCGAGCCGGGGCTTGGAGGGTGCGTACATCACGCAGGCGCAGGCGGCGCGTGACTTGGCGATCGCGAACTCCATCTCGACGGATGAGGTTGGTCGGGCCCGGGAAGGGTCGATCGCCTATACGCAGGAAGTCCTCAAGATGGCGCAGGCGGCGGGCGATAGCGCTCCTCGTGCGCTGCAGCAGATGGTGCAGAAGCTGAGCGACACCGACATCCAGGCGCTGGGTGCCACGAAGACCGTGAATGAGCTCGGTCAGACCGTGATCCACCTGCCGGACGGCAAGGCCATTACGGTGAGCGCCAAGGATGAAGCGACGAGCGTTATCCGGGCGATCGCGGGCGGCAAGTACGTGGCCACGATCAAGCTGCAGGCCGACTGGTCGGGCTTCTCGCGGACCGTAGGCCAGGGCTCCGTGCTGAGTAATACGTCAGCCCGCGGCAACGCCACGGGTGGCTGGATCAACGGTCCGGGCACAGCCACCTCGGACAGCATCCCGCGGATGCTGTCCAACGGAGAGTTCGTGATCCGCGCCAGCGAGGCGGCGAAGTATGGCCCCTTGCTGGAGGCCATCAACTCCGGTCGCGGCCCGCGGGTCAGCGGCATCGGCGGCGGTCCCGTGTCGCGTGCCGGCAACGGCCACGTGACGGTGGACAATCGGATCATCCTGGACAGCCGAGAGATGTCGAGGTTCGTCGTCGCCAGTGTGCAGAAGCACGTGTCGGATCTCGGCGGCAACGCGCAGTCCGCCCTTGGTGGTCGTGCACGATGAGCCGCTTCGACCCAATGGTTGAGCTGTACGCGCTCGGCGACTGGAAGGACATCTCGTCGAAGGTTCGATTCAACGACGGGATCCGGATCAGTACCGGGACCCGCGAGTTGTCGACCAACGTGGCCAGCTCGTGCTCGATGACGCTCGACAACCGAACAGGCGACTTCAGCCCGCGCAACGCGATGGGCGCCTACTACCGGCTGCGGCGCAACACTCCGATCCGGGTGGGTACACGGATCGTGCGGGACTTCTACACGTCCCGCTCGGCGTCGAACGGCTGGGGTACCACGAGCCAAGGGGTTCCCCAGACCTGGCCGTGGGCCGCCACCGGTGGGGCGACGTCCGACTACGCGGTGACCGCAGGCGTGGCGACGCACTCGCTGAGTTCGACCGCTTCGAGACTCTCGTGGCTGCCGGACGTGAACATCGCGAACATCGAGTGCCGCGTGACCTTCCAGTTGCCGTTCGCCGATACCCTTGGCGGCTCGGTGTTCGTGAATCTGCTGTTTCGCGGCAGCGGTGGGGGCTGGTACCGCGCTCAGGTAACTGTCACCTCGGCCGAGGCGGTCACGGTCCAGTTCTTGGAGTACACCGGCACGCCAATGGGGTCACCGGTGACCGTCGCCGGCCTGACGCACTCCGGACAGAAGATCCGTGTTGCCGCGCACATCGACGGCGAGACCGGGAGAATCAAGGTCTGGCCCGCGGCATCGGCCGAGCCGTACGACTGGCACCTACAGCAGGACACGATCGGCTTCGGTCTGTCCCAGCCGAATCACGGCTGGGTCGGCATCGAGACGAGCAAGGCCGCGGGTAACACCAACGGAACATTCGCCGTCAGCTACACGGACTTCGAGTCGATCAGTCGCCTGTTCGTCGGCGAGGTCTCGGAGTGGCCGCCTGAGCCGGACATCTCCGGGAAGGACATCACCACCACAATCGAAGCGTCTGGCGTCCTGCGTCGATACCGGGCCGGTGGAAAGACACTGCGCTCGTCCGCGTTCCGTGGCTTGTCCGAGGCATCTGACTTGGTCGCGTACTGGAGCTGCGAGGACGGGTCGGGCGCGGACGAGTTCGCTTCGGCAGATCCGGACTGGCCGTCGATGGCGATCCTGAGCGGCAAGCCTCATATGGCCAGCGATCAGACGTTCGCAGCGTCCCAGCCGCTTCCGGTTGTGGCCAACTCGGTTTGGGAAGGTCTCGTGGACGGCTACACCGTCCCGAGCCCAGCGGTCATCCAGCTTCGTTGGCTGATGTACATCAACATCGACAACGCAGAGCCGCCCAACAACGCAACCATCATCAGGTTGAAGAACACCGGTAGCGCCTATTTCTACATCATCCGCTACGTCACCGGCGGCCAGCTCCTGCTTGAGGTCCAAGACTACTTCGGCAATGTCCTCGACTCAGGCGCGATCGCGGTGGAGACGCGGTGGGTCGGCGCCCGTGGATCCCTGAAACTCACTCAGTCGGGCGGCAACGTCAACTGGACTGTGTCCATTGCGGACGTGGACCTTCAGACGGTGCAGTCGGTCTCCGGTTCCACGGCGGGGCAGACGATTGGGATGCTCGGTGGCGTCGCGGTCGGGAGCGACGGAAACTTGGATGACGTAGCCATCGGTCACATCACGGCCCAGTCGAGCGCGTCGAATCCGTTGGACTACGCACAGGAGCTGTACGCATGGCAGGGGGAGACAGCCCCGAACCGAGCCTACCGGGTGCTGTATACCGAGGAGGGTTTGCCGTTTCAGCGGGAGGGTGACTACAGCCGTACGCCTACCATGGGTGTGCAGCCCATCGCCTCACCGCTTGACTTTCTCGACCAGACCGCTGAAGCGAATCAGGGCCTGGTGTGGGAGCCGCACTTTCACGCCGGGATCGGTTACATTACTTTCCTGGCAATGTCCAACCGGGACCCTCGCCTCACGCTGGACTACGCGCAGCGGCAACTGTTCGGCGACCTCGCCATTGTCGACGACGACAAGTACACCGCGAACGTCGTCACCGTCGAGAAGGGCAACACGTCCAACTCCGTCGGCTCCAAAGTGACACGGACCTGGACGAGCGGGTACTTGTCGGCGGCCGATCCGGAAGATGGTGGCGTTGGTCCGTACCAGACCTCGGATCAGGTCAACGTCAACACCCTGTGGGAAGCCCAGAACCTGGCCGGCTTGAAGCTGATGCGTGGCACGCTCGACGAACCACGCCTCCCTGCGGTGACGGTGTACGCGCACGCCCAGCAGATCTACAGCTCCGTGCCGATGCTCCACGCCGCCTTCGATGTTCGTGAAGGCTCCTTCGTTCAGGTGCAGAACCTCCCCGTACAGCTCGCGTCCGACTACATCAAGACGCTGGTTGTGGGCACCGAGCATCGCCTGACTCAGGTCGAGCACGAGATCACGTGGTGGACGGCGCCCGGCGACTTCTACACGTCCGCCGTGGTCGCTGACGGTACGTCCCGGGTGCAGGCCGACAGCCTGTATCTCAACGCCAACATCACCACCACCAGCGCCACCTCGATCACGGCGAAGAGCCTGGACGGCAACCTGCTGTCCACCACGGCGGAGCCGTACGACATCACTATCGGCGGTGAGCGGATGACGGTCACCAACTGTGTGGGCTCGTCCTCGCCGCAGACGTTGACCGTGACCAGGTCCGTGAACGGCGTCGTGAAGACGCACACCGCGGACAACTCCGAGAACGCTCGGGTCCGGGTCTACACCCGGCCGCGGGTTGCGCTGGGATAGGGAGGGACTGTGCCGGTACCTGTCGCGGGTGACGAACTCACAGCGACCGCGCTGCGTGCTTTGGCCGCCGGGCTGATCGACGATTGGGCGGGTATGGCCTTCGTCGCCACTCAGCAGAGCCGGTCAAACAATGCCTTCGGCGACCTCGCGACCGTGGGGCCGAGTGTGACCCTTACATCTCAGGGGACGAAAGCTCTGTGCCTGTGGGGATGTATCGCCTTCGGCTCGGCGGCGGCCTCTGCGTCCGGGCGCATGACCCTGGCTATCTCTGGAGCGACGACTCTCACGGCCAGCGCCAGCAATGGCTTCTACTCATCGGAGAACGCGGGCACCGGTGTGGGTGGCGCGGGAATCGTGGGACGACGCTTCGACATCAACCCCGGGTCGAACACCTTCGCCGCGAAATACAACAACATCGCGGCCAACGGCAGCGCATTCTTCCAGGACCGGTGGCTTCTGGTGATCGCCCCGTAGGAGGCAGAGTGGCAACGTACACACAGAAACCGGGCGTCTACCACGCCGCCTACTGGAACGGCGAAGACTCCGGCCCGATCGACACGATGATGACTGGCCTGTACGGCGACGACTATGTCGGATCAACCCCGGACGGGACCGACCTCATTGTGAACGGCCAGAACAACCTGCTGTTCCAGGGCGGCGGCTACTCGTTCCGGGTGGCTGCCGAGTCGATGCTGGTTCGAGGCCCGGTATACGGCGATTTCCAGGGAGAGGCCAGGTGGCAAGCGGTGACACCTGGCGTGTTCACTGATCAGTTCAATCTCCAGTCGGAGTAGGGCCCCTCTTCCACGTTCACGCAATCTACGCAAGATCTACGCGCCGATTCGGGGAGTGCGCAGTGATCAGAAAAGAGCACATGTACTACGAGGTCCCGCTGTTGTTGACTTTCTTTCTGACGGGCATTGCTGGGCTCTCACTTCATGGGCAGTCAAGTTCGAACGCTCTGCTCGCCATGCCGACGGCACTGCTGTACGTCTGGTATGGAGTGTCGACCATCGGCGGCGGCCTGGGTTTGCTCGGGACTGTGTTGATCGCCGTGCCGGCCCGGTGGATGCTCGGCAAAGTCCTGCTGAGGTGTGGTCTGAGCTTCGTCTTGTTGCAGCTCGCGAGTTACGGCCTATCGGTGCTCGGCCTGTTCAACCTGAAGGCGATGTTCGTCGGTGCGATCTTGCTGTCGTTCGCATGGGGATCCGGACGTCGGATCCGAAAGATCAGCCAGGACATCGCGGATTTCCGTAAAGCCGTGGCATCTCAAATGGAGGGTGTTGATGGACTGGGACATCGTCCTCCGGGCAGCGGGGATACTGGGCGGACTGGCGGTGGCCTCGCTACCGGTGGTTCTGCCGTGGCAGATCAGGAAGTCGAAGGCGGAGACGGGGAAGGTATCCGCTGACGCGGCAGCTGTCCTAACCGAGAAAGCCCTGAAGATGCTGGAGATACTGGAGCCAGCACAGCAGGAAGTCGATCGGCTGGAGGCGCGGCTGAAGGCCGCGAACGACCGAGCGAACAAACTAGAACTTGACCTTCAGAAGTCGCAAGCCGAGGTGCAAGACCTTCGTAACCAGGTGACGGCCATGACTAAAGAGGTCATCGAGCTGCGCGCCGAGAACTCCTCACTGAAAGGGGGCGGGGTGTAATGGCCCGTGGAATCGATGTCTACCAGAAGTACCAGACTGTCACCGACTGGGAGAAGGTCAAAGGCTCCGGTGTCACGTTCGTGTACATCAAGGGCACTGATGGGGGTGGACTCGCCCCTGTTCACGCCGACACCTACGTGAGGGGCGCGAAGGGCGTCGGCCTGCCGACCGGGCTGTACCACTACGCCGAACTCACCCCTTCCCCTGAAGCGCAGGCGGACGTGCTGACGGCCGAGGTTCACCGGCTCGGCGCTACGGGACTTCCGCCGGCCCTGGACCTGGAGTCGCCGTTTGCTCCCGGGTCTGCTGCTCGCGCGTTCGCACAGAGGTTCCTGACTCGACTGCGGGACAATGGGTTCCCGGTGGTCATGTTGTACGCCAACACGTCGATGCTCGCGGGGATCAACGCCGACACCCTCGGTGTACCAGGTGTGAAGATCTGGGCCGCGAACTACGGCGCCAACGACGGCACGCGGCACACCTACTCGTACAAGGGCCACGTCGACATCCACCAGTACACCTCGGTTGGTCGCGTGCCCGGCATCACCGGCTCGGTCGACATGAACGAGTCCCTCACCAACGTCAGCAACAAGGAGGACGACGTGGCATTCAGCGACGAGATCGCGGTCTCGGCCCCGGGCGACCGCTCGTATGTGGAAACCCACTCGGCCGCCCAGGTCATCGGTGACACCTACTACTGGGCGGCGGACACCTTTCGGGCGGTCACCGGTGTGATCGTTCCCGCCATCGCGGCACTCGCGGAGGGCACGGCCGGCGGGCTGGACCAGGCGGCCATCCTGGAGAAGATCGGCCAGTCCGTGAAGGACGGTACCGAGCAGGCCGTCAACGGCACGATCCTGCCCGCGCTCAAGGCGGTCCTCGCGGACGTGCTCGGCGCTGACAACGCCGCGCAGGCCGACGCGATCGTCACCGCGCTGAGCGAACGGCTCGCCAAGCCGGCGGCCTGAACCGAGAGGACTGAACCATGAAGTACTTCACCGACCTCGCCGAACGAGTCCTGACCTCGTTCGCGGCCGGCGCCCTGTCCGTCACAGGCATGGACGCGTTCAACGTCCTGTCGCTCGACTGGAAGGCCGCGCTCGGCGTCGGCGCGGGCGCCGCGCTCGTCAGCCTGCTCAAGGGCTTGGCGGCCAAGGCCGTCGGCAACAGCGACTCGGCGTCGCTGTCCAAGAAGGTCTAAGGTCGTGGACTTGCCCCCGCGGGAGCAGTTGTGGGAGTGCCCGAACTGCTCCTCGGTAGCGCGCACCGTGGACGCGAAGATTCCGATGCACCCGTGCCGGGGTCTCGCGGGATTGATGGTCCCGCTCGTCCCGAAAGGGACGGACTGCAAGGTTGAAGCGGTGGAGCGCGGGGACTACGTCGGACAAGAGAGTGTCCAAATCGACGTGAATGGACGTCCGATGATGGCTGTGGTGACCACGCGAGACGACGGACAGGACTGCACTGTGTATGCGCCGACGGCGCGGGGAACGAAGGAGTAAAGAGACATGGCGTGGTCAAACTCGAAAATGTTCCGGGCGTTTCTCGCCGATGCGGTGGACAACACGGCCGCGCTGGATCTTGGCGCCGACACGTGCAAAGCCGCTCTCTTCAACAACTCCGTTACGCCTGACCAGAACGTCACGTCGGCGAACAGTGCCTTCAACGTCGGGCAGTGGGCCAATACGAACGAGGTGAGCCAGAGCGGCCAGTGGGCGGCTGGTGGCGTCGCGCTCGCCGGTCAGACGGTGAACAGCGGTACCTCGGGTGTGGTGTTCTTTGACGCGAACGACACCGCGAGTGGTTCCGCCGCAACGCTGTCTAGCGTCTACGGATGTCTCGTCTATGACGACACCATCGCTACACCGGTTGCTGACCAAGGTATTTGCTTCAACTACTTCGGAGGGTCCAACAGCGTCGTCAACGGCACGTTCACGATCGTCTGGGCGACCAACGGCATCTGGCGCATCACGCTCTAGGGGGAATCGTGGCCATCAACTACACCCAGCTCGCCACCGAGATCAACACTGATCCGAAGGCTTTGGGGTACGCGGGAAAGAGCGA